TGTTTTCTTAGAATCCATATTTATCTAAATCTAAGGGTTCGTCATTCGGATAAGGGTTGTTCGCCTGTATCCACAGGTTGTTCTGGCTTTTGTAGAACTTGTTTCTTTTTAGCCTTTGCTTTCTCAACTTGATAAGCCTGAACGGAGCGAATATAATCGCCTGCAGCAGCAATATCAGACAGGTCGATATCGCCAGTGTCAGCTGGAGAATAACGCTCAAAATCGTCGTCAGTAATCTTACCGTCTTCCGGTAAATCGTCATCGTAATACACTTCATGTTCGTTATAATTACGGGTTAAACCAATAGTGAAATCGTTAAGTATCTGCCTCACACTAAAAGAGAGGTCGGGAATCGTCTTGCTTTTGGAATCAATATCAACACCAATATTGATGTCCTCAGACGGTTCGTAATTGTACGGAGTTCTGAATTTTGTTACCATAGATTAAATCGGATTACCAGTCCTTGAAACAGGGCGGATTGCCTTCATGTTAAAATGAATATCGATATAGAATTTATCAACGTTACTGTCAGTTACAGCGAAGACACGGTCTAAGCCGTTCTGCGCAGGAGATACAGTTACAAACTGCTCATTGAGAGCGGGTTCAGACGAAAAGATGCGGGCCATATGCCAAAAGTTCAAAGAGGTCTTGAAGTCTCCATGAACGCGGGACAGGTTAAACCTATAATCGGCATATCGGGGAGTATAACCGAAATCCTTAGAGTTCTCTGCGCCGGACTTAGAAAGGTCGTAATACAGTTCACCATTCTTTATAGTCTGTTCACCGATGTGGGCAAAGGAAGGAAGGTAGTAATCGAACTTGTCAAACTTCTGGAGATGCCTTGGACAGCCTTGCTGATAAACTGCTTTAGGTCTAATGAACATAAGCCCCATGATATATCCGGCCTCCTTGAAAAAGTGACGGAATGCACGCATACTGGAACCAGCTATGCCAGTTCCAGCAGGATTGGCCTGCGGACTATCGTCAGTAGATTGGGAAGTCTGGAGAACGTCACCTACACTGATAGGTACTTTACCACCTCCGAGGAATACAGGACGCTGTATTGTCCAGTCAGGAACTCTCACTCCAAAGTGTGCTTGAACGAGCTCAACATAGCGAGCTCCGGCGCGGGCATTAATTTCCAAGTATCGCTGGAGAGAAAAGGCTCTGCGAAGTTCGTTAATCGTTGCCGATGTAAGCTCGGAGAGGTCAGCGTAAAGACTTTCGCCGGGGTTAAACATGACCTTATTTGGCTGACCAGAGATGGTAGCTTCCATAGAGCCTTCGGAAGACTGTCCGTCGGGAGAGTAGGATAGGGGGTAAGAACCCTCATCGCGAATAGCTTCGGTAAGGAAGGTTTGCGATTGCTGTTGAGAAGGATTAAGACGAACCTGTGCAGAGCCTCCGGCGACTCCGGGAATGGTAACATCACCTCCTCGTTGGGGCCAGGGGAGTGCACTGGTGAAGTAGTCCTTTTCCCATGCGACGCGCAAGAGACTAACGTTGGCAAGTTGCGATGATGTCTGAGGGCCGGAGCGTTTGATAATAGAAATTTCATCGGCAAGGTTTTGGTCACGGTAGTATTCATTCCAGATGAAGTTATAAGCGTTAAGGGGAAGAACGGAAAAACGATTGTCACCGATAGGGGTACTATCCGGCAGGGTGGTAGTGGGATACTGCAAAAAGTCAAATAATGTACCTGGCGCAAAGTTGTGAGAACTGAAAGTCTTTGCATCGATGTAAGGGAAAGCAGGTTCTTTAGAGCCGTCTTCTCCTCCGGTGAAAAAGTCCTTGTAATCATCCCATATTATGCGAAAAGGGACGAAAAAGTAATGGGTATAGATGTTAACGTTGTGCATCATAGGCGCAACGAGAGGAGCGAGGCGGCAAAGTATATCTTGAGAAACTTTGAAGTGGTCGCCGGGTAGAACCTCTTGGCACATGATAGGGATAAGTTGTCCCATCTTACACGACAATTTAACGTCGTGGGATAGGTTGAACGCATTTCTGCGGGGTTTCTTAAAAGAAACTGTTTTGAATATACTACTCATAGTTTATGATTTTCTTTTAATCGTTTGTAATAGAGCCACTTTTCATGCTTTATATAATCAAAGAGCGCATCAAGTTGTTCAGGTGTCAATTTCTCCTTAGGATACTTCTGCGATAATATATCGCGCCGGATTCGTTTTTCTTCTTCCGAGAAAATAGCATTAGAATAATATCGCGGGATAAGCCTATAAGAGCCATCAGGAAGAATAGTCCTAAAGTCATCAAGATGTTGCTTACCATATTCTTTCCGGGCTTCAGTGAGATATTGATAACCCAAACCAGGATTAGTACTCATTATTGCTCGTGGGTTCTCTGTTCCACGGGGGTGACCGTAGTCTTTAGGGATGCCGTGTCTTTTAAGAACATAACGGATGCGGGCGGCATTGATTGGTTCAACGTCGAAGTGGCCTTGTCGCCACGAAAGGCCGATACAGCCACGGAGCACCTCCACAGGAAGAGAACTGAAGATAATGCAATGATAATGAGGACGATAAGTTTTTGTACCGTACTCAGAGATGGCATAGTAGCGAATATTCGCTGAATAAGTTGTTTTAGAGAGTCGTTCATTTAAATGATATCTTAATCGTTTAATGAATTCTTGTAAATCCTTAATTTTGACAGTTTTACAGCCGTTTTCGGCAGTGGGTACACATTCTTCGTTGTATGTTAAAGTGATGAAATATGTACCAGGATTGTAATGTGCTTCGTAGGTAAGGCGGGTGACCCAACTGTTTATCTTGTTCTTGATACAAGGAACACACTTTCCACAGGGAACGAGGCAAGAACCGCCAGACTTATGCTTTATAAGAATGGGTGAGCGGCATTTCACGTCATAGTCTTATACCACCTCTTGACATTCTTACTCGTGTGATGCGTCGAGCACGACGACGACGACGACGGGAGATGCGGCGACGGCCGCGGCGAAATCTTTTTCTCATAATAATGATAATTTAAGGTTATTAAAAAAGCTATTTTACATAATGCGAATTATATGTTTATTTCCTACAATTATCTCTATCCGGTGGAGTAGGGGTGGAATGATAAATAAAAATTATAATTAAACAAGCTATAAAAGCCAATAAGCCACAATTAACTACCGTTAAAGTAACTAAAATTTCAAGATTTTCAACTAAATCAATCATATTTTAATATGTCGTTTAAAAAAGAATTCCAAAAACCTATCAAAAGCAGATGGGTCACTCCAATCATAATGCTCCATAACCTTATTATAAAGGGAATCAGGGGCATAAATAGACATAACGTTTTTTAAACCAGCTTTAAAACGAGAATGGTCAGAACTAGTCCAAGGACGAGGCTCATCAGAGCCAAACTTAGACTTAACTAAAGAAGAAAGAAAATCAAATATAGATTTACCAATAGAACCACTAGGATTTTGACCATACTGCCACCAAAACTCATTTTGATAACGCTGAGTATTAGTACGCTCCTTAATGTTTTCAGTTTCGGCGTTAAGTTTAAATATACCAGCCTTAACCTGGTCAATTTGAGCGTCAGTTAAGCCCATACGCTTAAGAGTAAAATCCATATTACGCATAATTTCTTGATTACGCAATTTTGAATACTCAATAGAATAGGGCATAGTCTGTTCAAGGAGCATATTTTCAAAACCACGCTTAGTCTTCTCCATTTGCATTAACTCACCTTGGATAGAAGCATTGGCAGCCTGTTGTCCATAAAGTTGAGCTAAAGCATCTTGGGCGGAGGAATTAGAGCGAATTGCTTTAATATTCTCAATCCGGTCAATGATATTAGCAAGGTTCTCGAACTTAAGTTGATTACGATCTACGTGAGGAATAGAAGCGCGTGGGCCTTGGGTAGTAGTGTTACCAGTAACAGAACCAGAACCATACACAAGGTTAGGATTAAGACCAGCACCCTTTAATCTAGTCATTTGGGCGAGGGGAGAATTATACTCATTTTCCGCAGCCCATTGACGCTGATTCAGTTCAAACTGGTGGTCCATCAAGTGCTTTTGAGCATTCATTTGTGAGGTAATAGAACTACCTCCAGTCAACCAGTTTCCAATACTGGAGAGACCAGAGAGTAAGGCTTTACCGCCAAAAGAGGTTGCAAGTCCAGTTAATAATGCCATATCGCTAAAGTATTAATAATTAATAGAATATGCAAATTTTTATTGTTTTTTTTTCATTGTGAAAGTCGTTGATTTTCAAGCGACTGTCACGTAGCACTATATTATCAAGTCAATATAGTGCTCCGAACACCCCCGGAGCCCCCTCTTTACGAGGAACGAAAAGAGGGGGAGAGATATTGAATTATTACACCAAGGTAAAAGCCTTGGTAGAAATAATTAGCTCAATACCTTCTCCTCGCCCGGCGGCTCGGGGTCGACGTCTGCGCCCCCCTAGAAGCAGGGGGGGCGCGGACGCCGTCGCGGCGACTTTGCAGCCGCCGCAGGGTTTTGGACTCTACGCGTGTAGAGCACAACGCACATAGCTCACTGCGTTCGCTAAGAGGGCTTTCTCCGCGTAAATTCAGCTTTCTTCGCTGCGCTTCGACGCTTCAGTTTACTGCGTCGTTCGCCCTCAAGTGCGTCACGTGTGTAACGTATGATGTCTAACGGATTATCCAATACTCCATCAACATCAAAGATTGTCATTTGTTTTGGCATTTTCTTCCATTTCTTCAACTTTGAGTAATAAGTGGTGAAAGTATGCTGAAAGTTTATCAAGATACTCACAGTTTCGTTGCAAAAGAAAGTTAAGGTGTTTATTGAATTCAATAAACTGCTTAAGGTCAGAGACTTTAATTATAGGTTCGTTATTTTTCTCGCTCATGTTCTTGTAAAGTATTGATTTTCTGTTGTTTCTCTTTAAAAACGCTATCGGGCAAAAGACAAACTTTTACCTCAAATTTAACGTCTTGTAAATCAGGTAAGTAAATGTAAATAGGAATTGTTTTCTTAGAATCCATATTTATCTAAATCTAAGGGTTCGTCATTCGGATAAGGGTTGTTCGCCTGTATCCACAGGTTGTTCTGGCTTTTGTAGAACTTGTTTCTTTTTAGCCTTTGCTT